CGACTGTAGTCTAACCTGCAGCCAATACATTGGCCACAGGGTAAATTAAAGCCCCTCGCAAATGCGAAGGGCTTATCAAATACTACTTTTCCATCGCATTTATAGGCTACCAGAGGATGATAGCATTGCATCTATAGACGGATACCACCGCGCATAGGTTTTGTGAAGTTTTTACCCTTCACTCTCATAGCACCTTTTGTAAATTGTTTACGACTAACCCTAGCGCTCATTTTTTTTCTGTACTTCATCATCTTTCCTTTCAAATAAATTTAACCATACTTCGCCGTTTTTATCTGCAATCGGCAACACATCTAACTTGATCCAAAAATTACGGTCGCTCTTTTGTGCTATCCCTATTTTGATCCACTGTGTTTTATCTTCCCGTGTCTTGGCCTGAGTTAAATTATACTTAATTGTTTCCACCTTTTCCTCCTTTGGTGTCAGTGGGCACAGTTACATCAAGTGAGTAACTGTGCCCTGGCTGCCTCTACTCCCCAGCTTCTTGGGGAGCGGGAGGCTCGGCAGCCTTTTTTTCAGCCTTTACCGGCTCTTCAAATGGGACAATAGGAGCCTCCTTTAGTCCCAATTCTACCATTTTGTTTTCGTTTTCTGGGTTTGTTGCAAACTCCAAAAACGTTCCAGCATTATTCTGAAACATTTCCCGCAATTCTGCGGGTAGATCTGCAAACATTGAGTTAGCATCATTAACCAAATCTAACGCCTCTCTATATTCGTTAACTTCTGAATAATCACCGTATCGGGCTACGCCCTTATGTACATTTGCAATAAGACCTGTTTTGTCATATTGCTTAATAATATTACGCACGTCCGCCTCATGGGCGAAGTGCTGTTGTGTTAGGCTTTCGCCTTTTGGTTCTGTCTTGACCCGCTCACGCTCGCCATAACCTGTTTTAAATTGCATTTTAGCCATTTTAATTTCCTCTCGCTGCTCTCGAATACTGATCATTTTTCATATCTGTTGGTTTGAAAAGCTGTTTAACTATTTGTTCAAATCCGCTTACCGTCTGCGCTACGCCGGATTTTTGAGCTTGTGTTGCTCTTAACAAGCTTTCCAGATCTTTAATTGTATTAATACTGACTTTCGATTTCCTCGCTACGTTATTCAACAACAACTTAATATCAACATTATTTATCGCTGCCGCTACCGACGCCGCTATATTATCGGGTCCCATTGTGGCAAACAATCTTTGCCACCTTTCATTGTGCAAATCTTTCATTTGCTTTATTTCTTGCACTAACTTTTTTTCTTGCTGTTTTGTAACATTTGTTTGTGCATCTATCTGTTTTGTTTGCGCTTGCGCTTGCTTGGCAGTACTAACTTGACTATATCCTTGCACCGCTGAAGCTCCAATGTTGCCTGCTTGGTAAGATGGAGTAGATGCACCACCGAGCCTACCGGCTAAAATTGGGTTTATTCCAGCTGCTTTTAAATCAGCCATTTGTCTTTGATGAGCTGTTCCGCTCATTTTTGTAGCATAATTGCGGGTTTCCTTATTTGCCCTGTATTGACCATATGCAGAAGCTAATCCGCCTAATACTGCTCCCCACATTATTTACACTCCGTTACTACGATGCCAAGATTGTCTGCAGCACCACATATAATAGGCACCCAATCATTAAAGCCGTGAGACATAAGCCAAAGAACAAGCGAACCGACTGCCATCGGCAGTGCGATACGCTTAATAACACTAACAACAATATTCCACTTAATATCCATAACATACCTTAAAAGTGATCAATAAGACCTGGAACACTATATGTAGGCATTGGACGTGTACATTTCATATCGAAATACCAATCAAACAATAAGTCTGGTTCTGATGGCAATGCTACAACCCGATCAATCGGCGGGTTTTCCTCAATAAACGATGCATTAAGCACTGGCACGCTGCCGAAGTCTTGTGACAAATGCCATACGTCAAGACTACCTGAAGCGTTCGACCGCATTTTACCTGTAATTTGTGACGGCTTGTAACGATATTCCGCATAACGCTCTTGATATCCAAATACATCTTGGTCTGCACTTGTTCCTTGTGTATAGATTTCTTCATTAAGAACTGCTTGTTCTCCGAGATGTGCAAGAGCTGGCCAATAAAAATCCCAGCGATCGCGACGCGACCACATCCGATTCATACCTTGTTGATATGTTAAATCTGCAAATACACACGCCATGCCGATAATAACGCCATGTTCTACAAATGCTTTGCTAAATCCATGACCTTGAACTCCTACTGTTCCCATCGCTGATAAATTACCTTGTGGCGATGTTGCATCTGTTGATGATGTTTGCGGAATTGGCTGCATTGATACTGGTGTTTTTCCACCGCCCAAATATTCGGGGCGTTGCAAACGTGCATCCGGTGATGTTACACCAAAATGACTTTGCAATATTTCTGTGTAACGTGTTCCACCTCGCGCATCCCGCTCATACAATCTTTGGATCTGAAATGCTTCCCGCAGCTGATTAATTGTCGCAGCAGTTGCTGTCGCCAAATCAGCTACCAATGGATCCGTAGCCACAATATTATACGGACCATCATTACGAACAGCAGTAGTACCACCAGGACCTTGACTCGTACCTGCAGACGCTCCTGACAAACCAAGGCTGGTATCCCACATTACTGGTGCTGTACCACCTAAAGGCAAATCTACAGCGTCACCCTTTTGCGGCCAAGGTAAACATGATGTGAAATAATCATGCCGTTTTCCACGCTTAAGCAGCGTGTAGTCACTAATATTATCAGGGCCATCGCCCTTATCTACTGTGACTGAATCTTGAAGGTTTTCATCCCGAAACCATTCATTATAACAAAGATTATATGCTCTTCCGTGTAGGTTATTGAAGGCAATACCGTTTACGCCTGTTGGCAAACCCATATAATCATACAAGCTATCACCTGCAATACTAACCCCTGACCCCAGCGTAAGCTGTGGAACCAAATAGCTTGTGCTATCGCCCGGATTGTCCTGGGCGCCATTAAACTTTTCCCAATTGTCCCAAATCAACCTGTTTGGCACAAAGAAAAAGAATGTTTCTACATATAAATTATCCATTACTGGATAAATTGGAGTAGCTAGGCGACCAAATCCATGCGCTTTTAAATTAAACGAATCGCCTGGCACTACTTCATCAACGAATATTGGTACTAAATACCCTGCGTCGAATGTTGTTTTTAGTCCGTGTGACCGATTAAATGTTGAACGCTGAATATCAGCTTGAGGCACACGAGAAAACTCGTGTTTCATTACTGTTGGTAAATTACCCATACGACCGCCTAGCATTATCTTACTCTCCTACTAGATTTTCTATTTCTTGAAGTTTTTCAGGCATATGACCTGTAATAACTCCGCTTACATCGTCAAACTCACCTAACTTATGCAAACTAAAATCCGATGGATGTTTTGCAAAAGCATGTTCTGGTGAATTGACTACCAAATCTTGAATTGCTCGAATTGCTGTCCCGTCTTTGATTTCTAAAAACGGAGCTGAGAACAATTCGGCTTTTCTATCATAAACTGCATAATATACTTTTTTCATTACTACCTCCTAGTTAGTTTAAGAAACGCTAAACGTTTCTTATTAATCTTTCAAGCTTTTTTATTTTAACTTCTTCTTCCACCCAAAGTCGATCCATTTCTTCCCCGTAATTAATTACGGGTTCATCCGCGTTTTCCACGCGTCTTTGTTTTATTTCCGCGAAGAATCCTTCTTCACACAACTTATCGTAATACCTTGGCGGCCTTACTTTATAGCCATTTATAACGATATAATCGTGTTTATGGCAATCATGGTATCCATATGTTTGATACCATTCATATCCAATGCCCGGCATACGCGACATTGTGCAATATTCCGGCTTTATCTCATTTATTATTTCGCCGGTCTCGAGATCTACTTCCCGATAATGGGACGCAGCTGCGTCCCCTGTTACTTTTTTCATTACATATCTGGCACAGTATGCTGCTGTATCGAAGCTAACTGCTCCGATCGTATGGAACCCATACGGCCATAACTCCGCTAATTCTTGACTTACAAATAACTTGAAGTCGCCTTTATTTGACCACAATTTTTTATCTTTGAAATCATGCCCGAATAATAGCGCATGATAATGTGGTCTTTTATTTTGATCCCCATATTCCCCACAATGAAAGAATCTTATTTTGTGGGGATACTTTTTCCGGAGGCGTTTCATAAACCTTTGGAACTCTGTATTATCTAAACTTTCCGGATTTTTACGTTTTGCAATGTGTTCATTGTCAAACGTTAAGGTTATAAAACAAT